ATTTATCGGCTAAGCGATTGATAGCCGCCTGTAATAGACATTGCTATTTAGATTGTGTGGCACCGACCTGCTGTGATTCGCTTTCTTCGGGCCCCTTTTCTTTAACGCCTTCAAATTTGAGGTGTTCTTCGTCCTGTACATCTATCTTTATAAGGTTTTTGCCCTTGAATTTGCCTGCCAGTACAAATTCTGAAAGAGGGTCTTCTATATAATGCTCAATTGCTCTTCGCAAAGGCCTGGCCCCGAATTCGGGATTGTAACCTTTATCAATTAAAAACTCTTTAGCCTGGTCGGATAGCTGCATTTGCAAGCCGTGCTCTGTCAGCCGCTTGAACACCTTTGCAAGCTCGTAATCGACTATAATTTGCAAATCTTCTCTTGTAAGCGCCTTGAAGACTATCGTGTCATCAAGACGGTTTAGGAACTCAGGCCTGAAATGATGTTCTACCTCCTTTTGCAGGGTTTCTTTCATCTTTTCATAATTTGACTCAGGGGTCTTTTTACCAAAGCCAAAACCGGCTTGATTCTTAATCAACTCGGCACCAATGTTGCTGGTCATAATAAGAATAACATTCTTAAAGTCCACGCCTCGGCCAAAACTGTCTGTCAGACGACCCTCATCCATAATTTGCAGGAGCATATTATAAACATCCGGATGCGCCTTTTCTATCTCGTCCAGAAGAAGCACAGCATAAGGTCGGCGTCTTATCCGTTCGGTCAGTTGTCCGCCTTCTTCATAGCCCACGTATCCCGGAGGCGCACCGACAAGCCGGCTTACATTATGCTTCTCCATAAATTCACTCATATCCAGCCGTATAAGAGAATTTTTGTCGCTGAACATAAACTCCGCCAGGGCCTGAGCAAGCAGCGTTTTTCCGACGCCGCTGGGGCCAAGGAATATAAAGCAGCCCATCGGACGATTCGGGTCCTTCATTCCGCTTCTGCTGCGTCTCACTGCTTTGGCCACGGCGTTGATTGCCTCGTCCTGGGAGACAACCGTTTTATGCAGTTCGGCTTCGAGTTCCAAAAGCCGTTGGGTTTCCTTCTTCTCCAACTTCGTCAATGGAACACCCGTCATATTGCTGACGACTTCTGCAATAATCTCAACATCTACTACACCTGTTACATCTTTATTCTCTTCGTACCATTTCTTTTGCAGTTGTGTTTTTTTGTCCAAAAGCTGCTGTGCTTCATCTCTCAATGCAGCCGCTCGCTCATAGTCGGTGTTTCTGACCGCATCATCTTTTTCCTTTTGCAGCTTTTCGATTTTGCCTTCTATCTCGGTCAGGTCCAGCGGAGGAGTCATATTCTTTAGCCGAACCCTTGCGCCAGCTTCATCGATTACGTCTATCGCTTTATCAGGCAGGCATCGGCCTGTAATATATCTGGTCGAAAGCTCCACCGCCTGGAAAAGAGCTTCGTCGGTAAATCGGACTTTGTGGTGCGCTTCATAGCGGTCCTGCAGCCCTCTAAGTATATCCAGAGTTTCATCCTTCAAAGGAGGGTCAACTATTATCGTCTGAAAACGCCTTTCAAGAGCTCCATCTTTCTCGATGTATTTTCTATATTCGTCCAAAGTAGTGGCACCGATGCACTGGACCTCTCCGCGGGCAAGAGCCGGCTTCAATACATTCGAGGCATCGATGGCACCTTCAGCCCCACCGGCTCCCACCAGGGTATGAAGCTCATCAATAAACAGGGTAACATTCTTGGCTCTTTTAACCTCGTTAATGACTGCCTTGATTCGTTCTTCAAACTGGCCACGATATTTTGTCCCGGCCACCATCATTGCCAGGTCAAGCACAACAATACGTTTATCCGTGAGCAGCTCCGGCACCTGTTTATTTACTATCTGCTGGCTCAATCCTTCTACGATAGCAGTCTTGCCAACCCCTGCTTCGCCTAACAGTACGGGATTATTTTTCGTGCGTCTGCAGAGTATCTGAACAAGCCGCTCAATTTCTCGCTTTCTGCCGATTACGGGGTCGAGTTCACCATCGGTTGCCAATTGAGTGAGGTCTCTTCCGAAGCTGTCCAGCGCCGGCGTTTTGCTTTTAGGTCTTCGGCCTACTACAGGCCCCATTTGTACTCCGAGTCCGGTAGGTCCATCATCCACTCCCGCTCCCAACAAATTCAATACCTCCTGTCTCACGTCATCAAGTTTCAAGCCGCAATTCATAAGGACCTGGGCCGCTATTCCTTCGCTCTCTCGCAGCAAACCCAACAGTATATGTTCGGTCCCCACATAATTATGGTTGAGAGACCTGGCTTCCTCAATTGCATACTCGATGACCTTCTTTGCCCTTGGTGTCTGGGGCAGCTTGCCCATTGTCACCATATCGGGGCCGCTCTTGACCAGTTTCTCCACTTCAAGCCGGACCTTCTTTATATCAACGTCAAGGTTCTTCAGTACCGTAGCACCCACCCCGCTGCCCTCCTTAAGCAGACCCAGGAGAATATGTTCAGTCCCGATATATTCGTGATTGAAGCGTTGAGCCTCCTGGTTGGCCAGTGCCATAACCTTACGTGCACGGTCTGTAAAACGCTCAAACATATTTTAACCTCTCAAGAAAGGATTAATTTTTTCTTAAATCATTACAGAGCAATCAACATACGGACAATAAAAATCCGGCTTCAGTTCACATTATATCACATTTAGCCCATGTGTCAACCATGCGGAACTTATGAATCCTGCTTCTCATGGCTAAAAATGCCTGCTTCTAATTTTATATATGTCTTTTATTGAGCTTGTGTTCGTTTTTCCCGGACCAACGTTTTTCATAAGTTAAAGTTTTATCGACAAAAAATGCAGCCAACTTTCTGGATATACGCCATAATAAAGAGATAATGCGTTTTAGCCGGCTCACGAGATAACCTCTTCCGACATAATTCAACGAGGCATCTGACCGGATTGATGTAAAAAGCACTTTTTTACTGAAGATTAAGGATGTGCTTTTAGAGAGGGATTTTTCACAGTTATCTTCGATTCAGGTATGTGTTTTGAGACCTTTTGTATTTATGCTTATGGTCTCAGTCGTTTCTTTCCTCAAGCAATTTCCTGAGGTATGTATTTTCCCGGCGAGTTGCTTCAAGGTCGAAAACCTGATATTTAATGCATACTCGCAGGAAATCCAGCGATTCCTGCAGACTACTTATGCTTTTTTCCAGCTTTTTGCGGTTGTCTTGTGCTTGTTTAGCAAGCTCAGCCAGCTTTCGATGTTGTGGATTGGATACTTCTCCGAATTCTTTGACCAGTTCGTTGAGTTTACCTTCCAGGTTTGTCTCGTCCATTCAAATCACCCTAAATTTATAAAACCTCCGAAGCTCATCATTTTATTATTGTGCAAAATTCATACCTGAACGTGCCAAAAACGTCTTTTTACATAATTAAAAACTTGCCTTTGATAAACGGCTGATCCGGCGATACTACGCCGGACTGTTGTGTTGCTCTTATGCTTTATTTCTGCTTTCCACAAGACAACCCTTATAGGGATTAAGACCCTGTGTTGCAAAAAAACAACGCACAGAGCTCGGCTGTATTTTCCTATTGGATATAACGGTATTGTGAAAAGAAAGTTACGATTGTTGTTGAATGGCGTAAACGCAGTAGTTGGTTAGCTGATTTCGACAAAATGTCCGATTATGTTTTCGGATTCATTGTTGTTGTTAACTATACATTAAAATGGGAAACATTATACGCAAATGGGAAATAAAAAAAGCTCGATATGAAAAGAAAATCTCCGGAGCTAAATTGCCTATTTTCACAAATATAAGCAATGGTCCGAGTAGCCCTTTTAGCGAGTTAATAGGACGTGGCTTCGACCTGCTTGAGCAGGAATTAACCCTTGCGAGAACCACCCCTTGTATCTATTAGCCCAGCTAATCCATCTTGATAGTATTTTTTCCTCCAACGATAAAGTGTTCCTCTGGGAATACCGCACCGTTCAATTGCGATCCTATCTGCTTCTTTAGCCCCGTGCAGATAACGAAGCTCTTTTTTGGTATTCGCATATAGCACAATCTTACTTAATTTCAATAAAGCTTCGTCTCTCTTTATCGCCGGACATGTTCCTAATTTTTTTAATTTGTTAATGGCCTTTTGATTATTGATAAGACTTACTACTTCTGTCACTGGAATTAGCTTTTTCCCATTAAGCTGTATCGTGTTGCGAAAGCACTTTTTGCCGTAGCAATTATGTATTGTCTTTTCGCTCAAACCCGTCAATTTTGAGACTTCTGCAATCGTATAATATTCTATGCGGATACTCATTTCAACAGCTCACGTCTCTCCGAAAGCCACTGTTGCAGCTCAAAAGTTTTCATTGTGCTTAACGCATAAGCGATACGCCTTATATTTTCTTCCCTGTTCGGCCTACGCACCGCATACAGGTGAGAATCTTTATCTTTGCCCCAGGCAGGGACTCCAAATTCGTTTTCAATAGAGATACGATATGTCTCAATAAAATTATCGTCCTTGTCTTTGAGCCAGTCCCGAAAAACCGAAACGTTGGAACGAACATCGGGGACGGCAGAGCAATCGTTTTTTTCCGGCTCTGGCTCTCTGACGATTCGCTTAAGTGCCGACAAAGCAAAAGGGCATAACGGGTTTCCGAGCTTAATTAAGCACCAGGTCAAGCCCTGCTCTATCAACACTATAACAAACAGCATAGAGACGACCGGCAGTTGACAGATTGTCTTGATATAGTTTTTCACGGTTTCCCCATCAATTCGCCCGCCAAAACAGGTCTCAGTTCATATTCTAATTTGCCTTTTGAAAACTTAATCGAGCCAAAGCGGAAATTTTCTTTTTTCATAGAGCCATTTTTAGAAATTCGTTTTAGAAATTCCTTGAGCATATTATGTAAATTATACTGGTGCCACAAGTCCGATTCGATAATGTTCTCTGTGTATTCTGTAAGCATTTTAATCCGGTCGCTGAGCAGCTTTCTCTCGGTGTTTATTTTGAATTGCAGCTCCGACATCTCTCTTAAGACGCTGTCAACCTGCTCGATAGAATCTATGCCTTTGGCAGTAATGTTTTCGACAGATTTTCCTTCTGCTCGCTCTTTTGAGACTTTTTTATATAATCTATGCCATTCCCGATTACACTCCTTGCATTTACTTGCTAATCCATCAGGACTGCTCATGTTTTTTATAAATTGTTCTGCCGGTTTTACTAAACCACATCGAGAACATCGCTTACTTTTAGAGTTTATTTTTGAGAGACTTACCGTTTTTTTATATTCTTCGTTATAAGCCCTCAGGCACGGTTTGCAATAACAAAATAAGCCGTCTTTGGCGTGCGTGTCTTTGCCGAACTCGCTTAGCGGCTTTTCTTTTTTGCATCGGCTACATCGTTTTGTATCTGCCATTTATAAAGCTCTCAAACGGCGTTTAAATCCTTTTTACGCTAAATTCCTCGGAGTTACAGGGCCGATGCCGAGGTCTTCTTTATTGACGCCGACAACGGGATTAAAAATTCTGTAATTGTATTGTCGATAATCATAGTTCATAGATACGGGGCCGGATTCTTTAACAGAGCTTACATCAAATGTCCCAGTGTATCCTGCACCGGAAAATGGTCGTCTCTCTCGTTGAATCCTGGTTAAGTTTCCCCACCTTTGCTTTTGTGACATCTGACGCCATTTCCACTCCATCTCAAAATCTGTAAAAATATCTGCTGATGGACTTACTGAAATGCGGAATTTGTCCTTTTCAAGTGATTGTTGATATTCCTGAGATATGGCCTCTCTCTCCTCTGGCGTCAAGTTCTCCTTCCACAACAAATAAGCCGCTTGTTCCTTTTCCGCCTCAGTTCCGAAAGTCAACCATTCTCTTATCTTTTGCCTTTTTTCACTGTGTCTTTCCCTCCGCTTTTGTTCATCAAAACCGATTTCCCTAACATCTTCCGCATACATTTGTTCTTCTGTGAGGTCTAATCTTATTTGCCTTGCCCGTGCCTTTGTAACGGCGTCCCTGGTTTCCAGTGTTGTTTTTCTGGCTTCTTCCTCGGACTTTTCAGCGGCGATACCCTCAGCGGCAGCAGCTTGTCTTAACGATTCCTGGATTCCACGCTGAGGCACAGTCATAAGTTTATAAACTCCTGTGGCGGCTTCTCTGCCGTAAACCTGCGTCAATAATTGCAGATATTTCTGCCTATCCATTGTCGGCTGCTTGGCCGACAAAAAAGCCAGGAGCTTTTGCGGGTCTTTAGTGACATCTTCCGGTATGCCGAGCTTTTCAATATCCGAAAGCTGTGGGGCCATAAGCGCATCTAATGTCGTTGACGGCAGAGACATTTTTTTTCTGCCGGTCTCGCCGGAGGCCAGAAGAGCTATGTTCGCAACCGCCTGTTCGGGTGTCCATCCCATAGCTTTTATGGTCGGCATACCTCGGCCTAACGCACCTATAACCTCCTCGTCTGTTAAGCCGGTAATCTGTGCACCTTTTGAAATCATCCGGCGAAATTCGCCCTGCTTCTGCGGCGTTACCATATCCCAGCCACGCATTATCGAAATAAGCTCTGTCGTAGCTTCTCCACCGTGCCTTGCAGCATAGCCCAGCATCCCCTGCAGGCCCTGGTCATACTGCTGTTGAGTAATCTGGCCGGTCCCTACCAGGGACTTGAATTGCCGAGTATAGGCATTGACAACCGGCAGGCCCATTTCTTGGGTGACGCCCGTTTTTTGCAATAATAAATTTGTGGCTTTTGTAGTGGCCTGCCGAGACTTTTCATCGAAGGCGTCAAGTGCCTCAAACAAGCTTTCATAAGCAGCTCGTATCTCCTGGACTTCCCTGACCGCTTCATCGCTGCGTGTCTTAACTGTATCAAAGAATTTCGCAACCTTGCCTGCTGCTGCTGCAATAGCAGTTCCTATCGCCAAAAAGCCGAGAGTCCCAATTTTCTTTAAGCTGCCGACAATCCAGGCCGAGGCCCTTCCTGTTTTGCGTCCGGTCTGCTCTGTCTTTTCGCCGATTTTTTCTACGGACTTGCCTGCCTCGTCCAGCTCCTGTTTGGCCTGCTGTGTTCCTCTTGTCTTTAGATGTATGTTTATGTCTTTGCTCATAGTATTTTATTATTCCAAAGCTGGCGGGCCATGCTCGGCTAAGAACGGCCCGCCGCTAACACACAAGTTGCAGCTCCGTCTTTAACTTGCAGCAGTTATCAGGCCGACAATCGGGCCTGCTTCGCTCGTGTCACCGACTCCGTAAGCATTGATGTCGATTCGCTCAACACCTCTAAAGCCAATTTGGTCGTTGGTAAAATATACATCCTGGCTTCTTGCTAATTGAAGCTGCCGTCTCTCGCCGAGAAAAGCACCTAATTGCAGGTCGCCGAGGACCGCACATATCTGGTCGTTGGCTTCCACGCTTGGCATAGCAGAGACAAATACAACTTCATAGCCAAGCAAAAACCTGTCTTTACGGTCTGACAGTATCTCGAAGATGTTTGCAACTCCGGCAGTTTCTGCCAGTGGATATACTACGTTGTAATAAAACTTTTTACTCATATACCACTTAGCAGTGTCATCGCAATCTTCCGGCAATATTCCAATCACCTTGCGAAAATCAGCGAGAGTTATCTCATTATACGCATTACCACTTGCCACGAACAGGCCTTTAATATTAGCGATTGTAGCGTCAACGCCTCGCAATGCCCCGACAATTCCGGTCATACCGAAATACGTCTCTGTGCCGTCACCGACAAAGCCGATTTCATCTTCTTTTTTGGCGATGCTGCGTGCCATACTGATACCGATTATTTCACCCAGGGCAATAAGCGAATCTTCCTCCAATTCGCTCGATGCCTTGCATAAACAGGCAAGCTTGTGCGTTGTCAAGCCGACCTGGCTGAAATCCATATCGCTCTCAGTAATTTGTTTGCCTTCGCCAGGCGAATAGACGACCAGGTCAGCTTCGACTTTAGGCACAACCTGCCGGTCAGAGCCGAGAGGGACAACCATAGCGTTTTTGCGGAATTTTCCGTAAACACCGAGCTTGTCGATAATACGGCTCGAATATTCCGTAGGGACTAAAATCCCGCCTTCGCTCATTACGCTTTCGCCCAGGGCCTTGCGGTTAAGTGCCTTGAGTATCAGCTCGCCGAATCCCTTGGCCTCTTCCTCTGTCCGCCAGAAGCGGTTATACTTCTCACCGTCCTCGGTTTTGCCGGTCATAAATCCTCTTGTCACGGTGCGGAACTGCTTGGCAAGCTCGTTGAAGGATTCTCCTATCTCCTGTATCGCCATTTTGCTTTCTTGTATCTCATCGCCTGCGGTCTTAAAACCGGCGGCGATTTTGGTTTTTTCTTCTGCTGTTAATGCCATTTTAAAGCCCTCGTAAACAATAGTTAATCATACTTTACATAACAAAGAGCAGGGAATCCCGATTCACAGACAGAATTCCCTGCTCACAAGGTGAGGTAATTAAAAAAGGAGTTACAAAATCTTCGGCCCTCGCCGAATCTATACGCAGCACCTTCGCAGCACGAGGGACACCGGCAAACGTGTTGTTCGCATAGATTCCCATACTAAAACGAAAAATCTCTCAAGCTGATTTCCTTCTTGCCGCAAATCAGCTCGGAGTAATCGTCAATATCCTTGTCGTTATCAATATCAAAAAAATCGCTGTCGGATTCGTCAGCTTTAATATCGTCCAGCCCCAAAATATCTTTTGCAAACTCCTCGCACTCTGTATCGAAGTCAGGGTCTAATGCCCTGAGTTCATCGAGGAGCTTCTCATCTTCTCGCTGCTGTTTCTTGTCGCTGACAAAATCCAGCTTCTTTTGTTTCGCCTTGGTAAGTGCTTCTCGATTAGAGGGCACGGGCACGCAGCTTATTTCCAACAGCTCTACTTTTTTGTGGACAAATACGCTCTTGCCGTTTCGCTGCTCGTAGTTACCCTCAATCGAAATAAATCCTACGGATAGTGCCTTTTGTATTTTCTGGCTGTAGAGCTGCCAGTATTCCTCGGCAAGTGCGGTTACAGTGTGAAATTCCAAAATGACCTCAAGGCCAGCCGATGTCACGCTGGCCGATATAACATTTGCCACAACAGGACTTCGACCATCGCTTAATCGATGCTGGTGAGCTGCAAGCACTACATTATTTTTGGCAACATAAATCGGCAAGCTCTCATTGAACGCTTCCGGCAGGATAATCTCGTTGTCTCTGTCGAGGTTTCCGGTAGAGGCAATCGCCCTGATTCTCCGATTCTCTTTGTCTATACTCTTGATAGAAAGCAGGGCCGAAAACTGCTTTGTCTCCAGCCCCGCCGACTGAGCTTTCTCTTTCAAAAATATATCTGTCAAATCGACTACCTTGCCGCTCATTTTAACCTCGCAATTTATGCACCCAATCTAATGATGTTGCTCTTTTTTCCTTGTAAACTTTCAATTATCGCTTTGAGCAAATGTGCCGGTTGGCTTGAAAGCAATGTTGTAATTTCATCGAGAAGGTTTTTTTGTTCTTCATCTTCCGGCGATTCCAGCTCAGCTACAAATTGATGCCTGTCTTCTTGTAATTCCTTCAATAAATCAGCACACAATAAGTCCTCGCCAGCCAGCAAAATATCTATACTGGCCAGCATTATCGCCCTTGACCTTGCTATGCTCTCCCGAACATCCCTGGCCATTAACCCCATCTCATCGATAACCTTTTCTGTCTCTGTCTTTGCATTTTTTCTCTCCTTTATGGCTTTCACAATACACCCGCTTTCTGTGCGATGCGCACAAAAAAACCGAATAGAACTGGAGAGGTGTGCGGTGCCATAAGGAACCGTGCGGACGTCACCGCCTCGCAGCTCTCCAGTTTTATCCGGTATGCTTGTTCTTAACGAATTGTTTCTTATGGCTTTCACACTATTACTATAGTCCGATGCTACCGGTCTTGTCAAGCAAAAAATTACTGAAAAAATTATTATTGTTCGCTTAACCATTTTTAGGCAGTTATATGCTCCGTCAGACCTTGCCCTGCTGCATCTTTGGGGCCGATTTCGGGCCTTGACAGAATCCCGATAATAGCCAGGTTAGAGCCGTTGACCGCACCGGCTGCACTGTGCGGGGCGTTGACCTGCATATAACGCTTGTGCGTCTTTGTCAGGTCGATGTCAATGGCAAACAGCTTGTCATCTTCGTTGTATTGAATTGCATCGGCCAGGGCCGCATCGGTAACGGCTGTATATGCACCGCCGACCGTATCGCACTCCTCGACAAACGGAGCTGTGCCCTCGGCTGTCGAGCCGATGGCGTTACCGGTTGCAACGTCCGTAGTGCCGGTGATAAGCAGGACTCGCAGGTGGCCCCAGCCCCTTGTGTCGATATAGGCATTGCCTGCAAAATCGCCATCATCTGCTAATTGCGGCGGCGTCAGGATTCCGACCTTCATATTTTGTATCTCAATCATTTTTCGTCCTTTCGATTAAAACGACTTGTTTCAGCTATAAACTAACGCCCAGCTTCGCTCCTGCTGGCCGAACTCGGCCCTGCCGGTATCTAACTACCCCCCTTTTCAAGCTCCTGTAAATCTTTGACGCCCTGGGCGATATAATCCAGCTTTTCGCGGGCCAGCTTCAATAGAAATTCTGCCCTCTCATCCGGCTTTGGATTACGGTCAGGGTGTTCGATGTTCTCCATTATTTCATCTTTTAGGTCGTTTAGTTCTCCGCCCTGCTCTGCCAAGTGACAAGTCAGGTATCTTCGCAGACGCATCACTGCTTCTATTGGTTGTATCGCTGCCATTTTCGGCCTCACTTTCCGTCTGAGTTTCTACCGGTATTTTCTCACTTATGACCTCAATAGTCCCCTCGTCCTCTGCTTTGGTTTCTACTTCCTCGTAAGTCTCTTTTGCGAATCGTGCCAGCATATTCGGCGGCAGGTCTAATTCTCTGCC